GTGCATCGGTACCAAAGTTTTTAGCCATGTGGTTATCTCCTACAGGAGTACTACTGATGGGCGGACTGGTTCACGACTATGTTTATAAGTTTGCTTGCTTGAAAAATGAAGACGGAACAAACACACCTAGAATGGATCAGAGTCAAGCAGATAAGCTTTTTAGAGACATCTGCATTGAAGTAAACGGCTTTAAGTTTTTGAATTATCTTGCTTACTGGGCACTAGCAGCGGCAGGCTTTGTGGCTTGGAATGGTCACAAGAAGAGAGGAACTCATATATGAATATAGTAAAAAGACTTATTGGAGAGCGCACATCCTGGGATGGCGCAATGCTTATTGCAATCTGTGGTTCAGTTATATTGTTCGGCGGATTAGCAAAAATGATAGCCTGGCTGGGTTTGGGCTATGGAATATGGACTTTAGTTAAAAAAGAAGATTGATATGGCAGTAGAAGTAAGTAGGAGAGATATTATCTCTGAAGAAATAGTTGAATTAGGATCTGAGGCAAAGTTCTTAAAACTTCCAATAGGACCGTACTTAAACCTATTGAATGTCAAACCGTTGCCGTCGCAAGTAGCTATTATAAATGCGATTAACAACCCCAAATATCGTTTTGTCTCCGCCGCCGTCTCCCGTCGGCAGGGCAAAACTTACATTGCCAACATTATTGGACAGCTCGTGTCTTTAGTGCCTGGTTCTAACATTCTTATTATGTCCCCGAACTATTCTTTGTCTCAGATTTCTTTCGACCTACAAAGAAACCTAATTAAACATTTCGATCTAGAGGTAACCAAGGATAATGCAAAAGATAAAGTTATTGAAATCTCGAATGGGTCTACAGTCCGTATGGGATCAGTTAATCAAGTGGATTCTTGTGTTGGGCGTTCTTACGATCTTATTATTTTTGACGAAGCTGCTCTCGCTGATGGAAAAGATGCCTTCAACGTGGCGCTCAGACCAACACTAGATAAAGAAAACTCTAAAGCACTTTTTATTTCCACGCCACGGGGTCGCAACAACTGGTTTTCTGAGTTCTTCTACAGAGGCTTTTCAGACGAATTCCCTGAATGGTGTAGTATACGAGCAACGTATCAAGACAATCCTCGTATGTCAGAAACAGATATAGCAGAAGCGCGTAAGTCTATGTCAGAGGCAGAGTTTAAACAAGAGTACGAAGCTGACTTTAATACTTATGAAGGTCAGATATGGAAGTTTAACTTTGAAACACAGGTAAAAGATTTGTCTCAGTTAGATACTTCAAAGATGGATGTTTTTGCAGGGTTGGACGTAGGTTTCAAAGACCCTACAGCAATGTGTGTAATTGCTTATGATTGGGAGAATGAAATGTACTACTTGGTAGACGAATACTTAAACAACGAGCGTACAACAGAGCAACATGCAGAAGAGATACAAAAACTTATTGACCGATGGGACATTGATTATATCTACATTGACTCAGCAGCACAACAGACTCGCTTTGACTTTGCACAGAACTATGATATTAGTACTATCAATGCTAAAAAGTCTGTACTAGATGGTATAGGGCATGTGTCTGCTATTATTGATAATGATTATTTATATGTCGATCAAGAGTGTAAAGAGTCCCTTAAATGTTTAGATTCCTATCAATGGGACCCTAATCCTAATTTAATAAAGGAAAAGCCGAAGCACAACATGGCTTCGCATATGGCAGATGGTTTGAGGTACGCACTTTATTCGTTCCAAACCGCACAGGTATCCTTCTAGCGACACCTAATGAAAAATAGTTATTGACAAGTCACCTTAAAGTCGATATAATTCTTTAGATAAAAATTGAGGAACTAATGGAAAATGCCTAAGTTAAAACGCGATGTTGTAAAGTATGTACGAGACAAGGCAAAATCCAAGTATGAGAAAGGGAACGCTTGCGAGATTTGCAATGAGACAGAGCAGCTTGACTTTCACCACTTTTACAGTTTAACACCATTGTTAAATCAATGGTTAACAAAGAACAAACACAATCCCGAGTATATACAAGCACTTCGGGATGACTTTATAGAAGAGCATCATGCTGAGCTGTATGACTACACTGTAACACTATGTCATACTCATCATTTAAAACTTCACTCAATTTATGGTAAAGACCCTGGATTAGGCACTGCAAAAAAACAAATGCGCTGGGTAGAGATTCAAAGAGAAAAACATGGCTTGGTATAATAATATTTTTGGCACAAAACCTGAGGACACTGAAGAGAAGTTAAATCCTGCACAGTATCATATGGGCAGTGATATTAATTCTTCCAGAGAACCTAGTTTTAGTTATGAAAAAGCGTATGAAGACTTAGAAATCGTTAATCGCGGCGTAAATATGATCGTTGACGACGTAGCTGAGATTCATACTTTAGTTTCTAGAGAAAACTCTTTCAAGGGACAGGTTCCCGGTATTAAAAGAGCTAAAGTAGAGCTTCTTCTCAACAAATCTCCAAACCCTTACCAAGACATTAATAGTTTTAAACGTAATCTTATTACTGATCTTTTAATTGATGGTAATATCTTTATATACTTTGATGGAGCACATCTCTATCATCTACCTGCCACTGACGTGCGTATACACTCTGACAGAGAAACTTATATTGAAAAGTTTACAATGCATGACATTACTTTTAGACCGAATGAGATCATTCATATTAAAGAAAACTCTTTTCATTCAATCTATCGAGGTGTTCCTCGTTTAAAACCTGCACTGCGTACTATGATTCTTATGAAGAATATGCGAGCTTTTCAGGATAACTTCTTTAAGAACGGAGCTGTACCCGGATTGGTACTAAAATCACCTAATACGCTTTCCGAGAAAATCAAAGAACGAATGATGGTTTCTTGGCAAGCACGTTACCGTCCGGATGCAGGTGGTCGACGACCTCTTATCTTAGACGGTGGAATTGAAGTAGATTCTATATCTAATGTGAATTTTAAAGAATTAGATTTTCAAAGTGCTATTTCAGAAAATGAAAAGATTATTTTGAAGGCGTTAGGAATACCTCCTATTATGATGGATTCTGGTAACAACGCCAACATTCGCCCAAATATGCGACTATATTATTTGGAGACTATACTTCCTATAGTTCGAAAAATTAATTATGGACTAGAAAGATTTTTTGGTTTTGAGCTAAGTGAGGACATTACTAATATCCCCGCTTTGCAACCTGAGTTACGAGACTCATCTGCGTATTATACTTCACTAGTAAACGGTGGTATTATCACAGCAGCAGAGGCAAGAGAACGATTAGGTTTCGAAGCTATTGAAGGCACAGAAGAAATAAGAGTTCCTGCAAACATCGCAGGTTCAGCAACAAACCCAGACGAGGGCGGACGCCCCGTCGAAGAACCGGAGGAATAATGGGAAGTTTAAGACAAAGAGGCAAAGTCCTCGAAGCAGTATCAATGGTAATGCTAGAAGAAGGTAAGATACTTACTAAGCGTGAATATGAGCATATTGAAACACGCACACCTATCCGAGCAGGACTTGTACTGAATTTTTTTGGAAGTTGGAGCCGTATGTTAGGTATTATGGAGAACGCTCTTCCAGAAGTGTGGGCAGAAATTAAGAAGAAGGAAAATCCTCCTCCTAAACCAAAACCTGCTCCACCAAAAGTACCTACGCCTGCACCTAAGGCTGCGGTCAAGCCTGCTGTTAAACCAGCAGTAAAAGAGGATAAAGATGATGAATAAAATCTTTAATCTGACGTCTACTTTCAAGACTCATGAACAGGACGATGGTTCTGTCATGATTCGTGGGATGGCAAGCACGGCTGACTTTGATCGCGCGGGTGATTCCATCTCAGCAGAAGCATGGCAGAAAGGTGGACTACAGAACTTTGAAAAAAATCCAATTATCTTATTTAATCATGATTATGATAAACCAATTGGTAGAGCCACAGGTCTGAAAGCAGGACCAAATGGCTTAGAGTTAGAATGTAAGATTAGCAAGTCAGCACCTGCTAATGTTGCAGAATTAGTTAAAGATGGTGTTCTTGGGGCCTTTTCCGTAGGTTTCCGAGTCAAGGATGCTGATTATATTAAGGAAACCGACGGATTAATGATTAAGGACGCTGAGTTGTTTGAGGTATCGGT